TGTCGTGGACTCACCCTCTCAAAGGATCTTATAAATAAGTATTTTTATAATATGTCAGAGACTTAGTCTCCCCCTTATACTTATTTATTACTGCAAGACCCGAGAGGGAGAGGTTCCCTTGTCCTCAACCAGGAGGAATAAAGAGAGACAATAGTTAAATTGTGGTTCTCAAAATACAACCAATTTATTATTAATAGCAGAGCATCTAACAATTAATTATCCAAGCCTTACAATATAATGATAAAAATCTCTTACCAAGTCTGGAGACACCAATCTCACACTGGTCGCAGCCAGCTGAAGTGAGTGGGGGCCCGTACAATCTATTTGGGATCCTTATATACTAAAACATTAATACAATCATTGGAAATACAATTATCGGTACCAATACCATGTATGGATTTCCATTAGCAAAAGCTGGTAAACTCAACACCCCACACTACAAAGACTCGAACTCACATTTGCAGTGTGAATGTCAAGTGACTAATGGTCTAACTGGATTGCTAGCCTAGCTCCTAGTGATCTTGCTAGACCATTAATCCCTTAAGTACTATGGCAAATAACAATATGTAGCAAAGCTATATGTGGTAATACTGCAATTGCTGGCAAAAGGCTACACATCCACTTGAGTCATTCGAACTGCCAGAGTCAAGTGGGCTGCGTAACCCTCAACTAGGACTGTGCCAATATGCTACAGCACTAATCCCTTAATCCTCCTCACTTTCATTACTTTCAGGAGGAGGAGGTGGATAAGGAGTGGAAGGCCTGTGTCTGAGAGGAGGTGGTTCCTCCCAGTCTTCTTTTTCGGAGCAGGCTCCATCTAGTGGCGAAGCCGACATAGTGCTGTTGGAGGGACTAGGAGGCCTGGGGCTTTCAGGATCTGATACCCAGCCAAGGCCTCGGTGACGTGGTATTTCCCCGTCACTCTCATAATCATCCCTACATTCCTCCGGTATGATATGCAGAGGCAATGTCATACCTGGATCACCTGAGGTGAAGTGTTCAGGGTCGGCACAGTCCACTATGTCCTCATACACTTGTTCCCAGCCTTGTCCTGAAGACACCCACCTATTTCCTCTGGGATCCAGTACAACCCAGTCGGGGGGCAAGGCTGTATTAACCCAGAGCTGTATACCAGCTCTGTACTGGAAGGGATGAAGAGGGGCCAATACCAATTTGGAATTTACCATAGCTTCCAATTCCTGTGGTCTCACAGCACTAGATCTAAAGTAGCTAAAATTCCTAGTCAAGAGACCTTTTTCCCATGACACCCTCTCCTTGGTGTTTGGTCCCTCGGGCCCGAAGGCCATCATATGTAGGGTGTATCCCCAAGGACTGAATCCCCAATTTGGAAAAGTTGGAGTTCCAGGAACATCCCTGGAGGCCAACTGGAATTCCATGCATTCAAGTTCAATGACAGTGGTTGCCAATGGTTCCGTTCCCATGACTACTTCAGTGGTCAAGCCTTTGTATTTCTTAATACTCTGTTGGAGGGGGCTATCTCCTTCATAACTGAAGGATTTACAGAAATCAATATGAGGCCTCCTTCCACAGAGGAAGGGATTATCATGATGAGGGGCAAGATGAACCAAAGTGGGCTCATGTTGTTCCCTCCTGAAAGGGTCTCCTGTATAATACATATTCCAGCATACAGTGGGGCCACAAGTCCCCACATACCAGGGATCCCTTCTTCCCCCACACACATGAACCTTACAGGAATTAGCTGTCAGAGTGCATTGAATCAGTCCAATCCCTGGCACAGCTGTTGTCATCACCAAGGATGAAGCGTTCCAAATCCTCGGTCCAGCCGGCTCCGGGGTCCAGACCCATTCCGGAATCGGCTCGTCCTTTTTGTGGCTGTTGCAGTAGCCCTTCCAGAAAAGCATCAACATCTGCATAGGGCTCCTGGCTGGTACAGGGACCGGGGATAGGACTGGCACAATCTGACATTGAAGGCCCCTGGAGACACTCTCGTGGTCCTCGTGGAGGATCTGGGACCGAATCCATTCGTGAGCAGCTGCTGGTGGCAGCGGGGGAAGGCTCCGAACCCTGCTCTCGAGGTCGCGTAGATCTATAAGAGAATTGTTCGTTCTCATGCCACTCTAGGTGTCTACACATTCTGGATCTACGCCAACTACTCTTTTGAAAGTTTGATAGGAGGAGGGTGAAGAATTTCACCTCGGGATCATATTTCACTGGTTTTGACTCAATTATCACTTTGTAACATTGTTTACATTGAAAACAGATGTTATAAATTCCTACTCTCTGAAAGCTAGGTTCTAAATAACATTTGAATCTCTGTCTAACAATGGGTAGACTCTTATAAAAATGGAGACAGTTGTAAGCTAAGCTAAATAAAACATCATGTAATTCTTCATTACCTAAATCAGGATATCCCCCAGAGGGATCGTTGTACCATTGTCTCATTCCCACATAATTATGGTCCATGAATTCTGAAGCAGGCAGTGCTGGCAGCGGTCTTGGCTGTGGCAGATCTGACTCATCATTCTGGGGAATATTTATTCCCTTTTGTCCCGGGTTCCAGGAAGCCATGATATTATCTTAAATAGGATGACAACAAGGAATATAAGTCCTATTCCTATTAGGATTGGTTTTAGGTAGGAGAGGAAGGAAAGCCCAGTCCCTAACAGGGACCCTACCGTACTCTGCAAGAAGTCTCCTAGTCCTTTAAGAGCTTGTCCAGTAGCTGGCCAAATGTCAGCGGCTGCAGCAGCAAGTCTGTTGATCCACTCTGGAGCTGATCCTTCGTGGAGGTCTAGCTGTAAGAGTAGCTCTTTGCTTCTTGCAATTTGGTCTTTTATACTCTCCCAAGAGGATGTTACTTGAAACTTGAGATCTTTTAGCTGAGCTATCACTCCTACCAAATGTGGCAGCCGGATTACAAGGTCTGGAACTCGTGGTTCATAAATAGTTACAGCTGGTAAATCTTTGTGGTTTTTTAAAGGTCTCTTAAGTATGTGACCATAACATTGCAACGTGTCATTTGTGGTTACCAGTACTGGCGAATATGCTGGTATTGTGCAGGCTGATGTGTCTGCTAAAATCACATAAGACCCATTCTTAAGGGGTGTTATGGATACAAAAGGGGCTTTAACAGCCTTAGCCATTACTGGACAGTCACTTCCTGTTTGATTTCCGCATGGAAGTACTTCCTCCACAATGTCACATATGAGATAGTCTTGATTGACACATTCCTCAATATGTAAATAGGTTGGAATGTTACATTCCATGCTTACCAGGTTGTAAGGTTGTTCCACAAACACTTGGGTCAACTGTCCTGAGTTGAACACCAAGTGGCCTAAATTTAAGGGCTGCCAATTCTGGGTATAAATGGCTGCTGGAATGATAATTTCAAAGTAGATCCCTACTTCTCGGGTTGTGGCTCTTAAACTCTTCTGGGTTTGCTGGACATGATGCACCATTGCCTTTGCAGTTCTCTTAATTAATTTCATGGTATTGTCATCAGTATTTAATTCTGATTGAATCCAGGCTGTATCCAGTATACTCCAATCCACTCTGTTTTCCTGGAGGGTGCTTCGCAATTGTGCCAGGTGCGTATGCAAATGTTGTAGAGCAAGCCCACTCTCAAATTTGCTGATATCATGTAATGTGGCTTCCATTAAGGTGACAAGATGATTTCGTAGCACATGCATGCCTTTTGCCAATTGATTATCATTCAAGTCGGATATCTTTGAGACAGTACTAATGGCATTGGCTAAATTAAATCCTATGCTTTGTATTTTATGGAAATTAGTATCTCGTCGCTTCCTTGATGTTAGGCAGGACCTTTGCACTTTTATGGGTTTCTCCTTATACTCCTCAGGCATACCAGTGGAACTTATCATAAAGGCTCTATTTTGAGGCCTCCCCTGTAAAGGGGTGAATAAGGCCTCCAATTTTGCTATGACATCATTGATGTCATATTGTTGACTTTTAATCATGCATTCTTGGAAGGCCGAATATACCTTATATTGTGGTTTACGTACTTCCTTTGTCTCAATACAGGTTGGAGCCGGAAACATGTCTGTGAAGGCGAGGTATCCAAAATCGTTCAGAGCCTCCCTTCCATAATATGATGGGAAGTATGAACATCTGTCTTCACTATCTGAATAGCATAAAGTCTTCTCCTCTCCAAAATACAATCCCCAATGCCTACATGCATATGGATGTCTATTGGTGCTTTTATTGAAATGTTTGCAGCTGGGATGGAGAGAAACATTAGTGCTTGTAATATTACAATCTCCTTCCCATAATGAGTAAGTATAATATGTAGTATTAAGCAGAAAGACCATTTCCGGTCGCTGGCAGACATCAAATGTTGTTATGCTTCTAAACAACCGATTTTGGCCTTGAGTTGTCCAGTCAGGTGGTAAGGCGCGGTCTTTTAACTGCGCATGTGATGTGTTACTCATAGTAAGATTTCTTAATTTTAACATGAGCGTCTGATCCCTCATTTGTTGTGTTACATCATTTTTATAATACCATGAGCCATATAATTGGTCAGAGCAAAAGATTACATATTGTGAAGTATTTTGGAATCCATTACCCTTTGTGTAGAAGGAACCCATCCGGACATTGCCATATACCTGGGAACTGTTCCATGTCTTTTTTACGAAGGCAGGTGGTTGTAGATAGTAGTCCCATATGGCATGGGTCTGATATGGATTCCACTTTGTGATGTCTGGAAGAGGGCATTGATCTAAGATGGCGCCATCTGTGGGCCATCCCTTGCCTTCCCTTTCCACCACATAGCAATGTTGGAGGGCTGCCTTACAGCGTTGCTCTATATAATAACTTTGATCATGAGGGTCCCCAATAGGGAGATCAAACTCTAATATAATATTTTGTAACTGTTCCATTTCCTCATTGAGGAGGTCCACTAGGAGATGTATGTCTTCTTTCTTTAGGCCCATACTATTGGCCATACTATCAGAACTCATAATTATGATTTGGGAGAACCCTAAGGCCCTCTCCTTCTTTACTACAGGTTTTGTATGTGGGACCAGCAGCATTCCTTGAGGGAGGGCCGTTATGTTAATTTCTATGTCCACAGGTAATGCAGGCTCCACACTACGTCGAGACCTGGCAGCAGTATAGTTAGGCCTTGTGGTTAGGACAGCTTCATGCGACTCATTCCAGGCAATGATCGGCCCAGGGGTAACAATAGCATTGCGCCATTGTAACCTGAGTATCACAATCACAAGGGAGAATAATAAAATCAATAATAAACAAAACAACCCTATGCACCATCCCATTGTCCGGGTTGTGGTTGCACATAATCTATACAGGCGAAACCTGATTAGGTCCATCCTTGTATAGGGTAAAGGCTCAGTTGTAGAGTCATATACCGGTGGTTCTATGTCCACGATTTCTTCCAGGGTTTCACTTTTGGTCAGCGTGGGTGTTTGTTGTACTTTCCTCTGTAGTTGGTCTGCTTTGTTCAACAGGTTCATGTTTCTCCATCTTAACCACTGCTGGAGTGTCATTGGTTCCTCCATCCTGATGTGGGGTTAGTTTCAGATTATCGGTACTGACCTTTTTGATATTACCAAGGTGATCTTTGATTGTTACCAGGCGGTCTGAATGTACTTCAAGAATAGGTGTTGGTTTTCTCCACTTGGGCCTCAGGGCCGAGGGCCTATAGACCCTCTCCTGGACAAGCAGGCGAACAGAAGGACGCCAGGAACGAGAAGGTGGAGGTGGGGAGGAGGAAGGCAAAGCAGCCAAATCTTCTCTAAGCTCTTTGAGGAGAGATAACTGTTTTTCTCGAGTTAAATCTAAGGTATCCTTATTAGCAAAAGGAAGGTTACAATCAACCCCGAATAACAATTGATGAGGGGTTTTACCTGAAGATACATTTGGCGTGTTATTAAGTGCTAGTTGAACAGTAGGGATTAATGGATACCACCTTAAGGGTCTTCCAACCAATAGTTTAGTTAAAAGTCGTTTTATTTCACTGTTTTTCCGTTCCACCTTTCCACTACTTTGGGGGTGATACGGAGTACTGTATTCCAAACGTATGCCCCTCTCCTTGGCCCAATCAACCAAGGTGGAAGAGGTGAATGCTGATCCTTGATCAGAATGCAGCACCTTTGGAACAGCAGTACCAGTCAAATGAGTGAGAGCTTTTACAGTTGCATTGGCAGAAGGTGCCTTGGTGGGGTAGAGCCATGTAAACCCTGTACATGAGTCAACAAGCACTAGAACGTAGAGATACCCATCTGAGGGTGGCAAAGGCCCAATATAATCCATATAGATTTTATCAAAAGGATGTACATGTCTGGCAATAGTTTGAGGTGGCTGTGGCTTTAAATTAAAGGAATTCACTTGCTGACACTGAGAACAGATTGTGAGAACATGTTTCACATCCTTTTTCATATTAGGCCACCAGTATACATTTTGAATTTTTGCCAAGACTGCCTCTCGGCCCATATGAGAAATGTTATGGGCCTTAGTAATAAGGGCCAGTCGGTCACCTACAGGGGGTATCTCTCGTTGTAAACCATTAGGCAAGGTAACAATGATTTTGCCATTATCTTGTGCATATACATATTTATGAGGGTACCCTTTAGGGTATTTTCCCTCCATGACTTGGATAAGCTCTGCATCCAGACTTGGTTTTTTAATAAACAACACCTTGTGACTGCTCTGCACAGCAAGTTTATCTGCAAGTGCATTCCCCTGGGCATGTTCATCTGTGAGTAATTTCTGATGACCTGGAACATGTAATAAAAATATATCTTTCTTATTCTGATAGCAAGCAGCTATAGTTTTCCATTTACTTATGTGTTGCAATGGTTTCTTTTTATTATTTAGAAAACCATTAGAGATCCAAAAAGGCAACTCTTCATTAAAGGATTTAACCAGGTAAACACTATCTGAAACTATCAGCACTGGGCCTCGCAAAAGAGAGGCCTTTTTTATTGCAAATTCACACGCGGCGATTTCTGCATATTGTGCTGTGTGATCACCCAATGGGAAGCTCCATTCATGGAGGACCTTATATTCAGGATTGTAGGTGACTTCTACTGTGCCCATACCTGCAGAATGTGCCTTCTTTGGATTAGGATTTTTTATTGCTGACCCATCTGTGTAAAACACAGATGTATATTCTTTTAATGGTAATAGCTGGTTACCCTGAGCAATTTCAGGGAGCTCAGCTAATGGTGGTAAGGTTTCATCATAATAAAAATGAAACCGCGGGTCCTCTAAATAAGTGATCCATGTAAGCCATCGGACATGGAGCGCTTTCCTTTCTGGAATTGGAGTTCTCTGTAGCTTGGAAATAGAAGCAATTGGTGTATAAAAATGTATATCTTCTCCTCCAGCTAAATCTAATCCTTTTAGGATTGCCTTATGCAATACTGTCAATTGTTTTTCTAGAGGAGTAAATTTCAATTCAGTTTTTGAAAAAATATAATTTACATATTGAATAGGTTTTCGGTCTCCTTGATTGTAGAACCGAATGTACCCCGCCGTAGGGGAACAATTGCTTTTAACCACCAAGGGGACGCCTGTCTTTCTTTCTGATAAGTTATCTGCTGCGTTTAAAGCCGAAATAACTTGGTTTAATTGTTCTGTATTTTCTAAAGTCCAAGAGATTCTATTTCCTTGAGCAGTAGCAACGAGATTGTACAGTGGCTTGACCAGCTCAGAATAATTTGGTACAAAATTTCTTGTAAAGTTTAGAAATCCCAAGATGCTTTGTAGTTGTTTCAACGAGCTGGGGGGTTGTATATTTACTAATTTTTCTTTAAATGCGGAAGTTAGGCCGCGGCCATCATCAGTGATTTCGAAACCCAAGAAATCCACAGCTGAGACTCCAATTTTACTCTTTTTTAAAGACACAATATACCCTGCAGACATTAGTGTCCGAAACAGCTGTTCTAATGTACGTAGATGTTCTTCTGCTGTGTCATTGCTTACGTAGATATCATCCACGTAGGCAGAGACATTAGGTATGTGTTTACATAGATCAACTACATCTGCCGTGAATAAGGCTGGGCTATTTAAAAATCCCTGGGGTAACCTAGTCCAGACATACTGGGAGCCTTGCCACGTGAAGGCGGTAAGCCAGTATGACTCAGGAGTTATGGGATGTGACCAGAACCCATTGCTTAAATCTAAAGTTGTTTTGAATTTAGCTCTGTATAATGAGCTTAATATACCGGGTGCGTGACAATTTTGCGCACCTATAGCTGGAACTGTCTTATTAACAGCTCTATAATCTAGGACCATTCTCCATTTACCATCAGGTTTAGGTACCGGATACACCGGAGTGTTCATCGGGCTGTTTTGCTTTTTCAAAACGCCTTGCTTTAATAAGTCATCTATAACAATCTGAATATCGGGCCTTGCAGCTGGGTTGACATGGTATTGCCTTTGTGGTTTTGGAGCTACAGTTTCTGTTGCAATATGATGTGGGGTTATTTTCCTATGGCCGACTTGATTTTCCCACTTCTGCCAGAGATCATCATATTGTATAAACAATTTCTGTAATTGTTTTTGATTTACTCTTGTTTTGCTTAATAATTCCTGCTGCTGTTGGTGGAGCGGTAATTTAATAGTTAATTCTAATTTCGTGCTGAGCCACGGAACATCACTTGGGCATAAAATCACATAGTCCAAAGGTGACTCAGTAACTTCAGCTTCTACCTTTTTACCATTAACTTTAAACTTAATATAATATACAGGCTGTGAGACTGTTCCATGGATAGTGGAGATATCATATTGTCCAATTGGATCTTCTTCTACCAATGTATACTTTGGAAAACAAGTTATCGAGCTTCCTGTGTCCACAAAGCCTTTAAGATGATGAGCTCTGAGTTGCACTTCCTGTTCCTGTATTCTGAGAAGTTGTCACAGCTGGGTTTGACACTGAACTTCCTCCTTGGGGGTTAGTCTGTGTGACACGCACAGTATTCACAGTGCGATTTTGAGGTTGAGTTCTTCCTCCCGTGGCGTTGCCTTGGTTTCGGTTTTGGTTTGTTTGTTGAGTGCGTTGTCCTCCTTGACCAGGCTGTTGATTATCTTGAGCACCTATTGAACTGCGACCCCCTTGTCCCCTTCCAAAGCCGTATCGATCAGGTGGTTGCACTCGGGGCCTGAAGTTATATCTGGGCCCACTGCCTCCTCCTCTGGACGGTCCGTAAGTACCACGCCCTTGGGGTTGAGGACTTCGGTTATCGCCCTGCGAAGAAGGGGAAGCAGAAGCTTGTTGTCGCGGGCTAGGGGTAGCAGGTGGTGTAAATGGTGCGGGTCGCCTATGCACAGGAGGAAGTCGAGGTTTCGGTTTCTGACCCCTTTTTGGAGCTTGTTGCTGAGTATTGGTTTTTTGAATATTTTGTCCCCGAGAATTTAACCCTAGTATGTCCAGAGTCCTCTGCAGTAGGCCGGGAAACATTCCCGGTCTCTGAGCCGCAGGTAATCTATCTAATTCATTTTGCATACTTAGGACAAATGCTTGTCCCGGAAGTAGTGTTCTTAAAATTCCCCATACGTATGAAAAGTCTTGTTGAGTTACTTCCATACCCATATTATATGCTGGCAATATGCCATCTGTCTTGACAATAGTCTCCAAGAGTGCAGGAAGCTGATGGAGGGCTGTGTGTCCCAAGGCTCGCATATGGAGCACAGCCAAGACTTGTCCCCAAGTCTGGGCATTAAGTTCTGTTATTGCTAAGCCCGGATGTAGGGCAAGCAGGGCATTCACAACTCTCATTCGTAGATTTGGATTATCAATAGGAAACACACCCTCAATGGCTGGAATAATTCTTCCCATCCACAATGGAATATCCTGTGGGTTTGATGGAGTATCTCCACAAACACTTCGGATAACATTGATGGGAATTACTACTGGCTGAGCGGGGAGGACTTGCACCATTGCTGGCAACTGTCCGGGACCTCCGGGTCCCCCTATCACCGGAGCTGGTGGTGCTACCGGTGGAGGAACATATGTTCCACCAAGGGAAATATTAGGGCCGGCACTGGAGCTATGTCCTGCCGCTCCTGGAGTGGATGTGGCTACTGGTGGGGAGATTCCCCATCCTTGTGGTGGTAAGGGTAAACTGCTAGCCGGAGGTGCTGAAGGCAAGACAGGCACAGCGGGTGGAGGCGGCGGCGGGGGTTGTGAGCTTCCACTTCCTCCTCCACAGCGATGCCGTCTTATCCAGTCTGCCATTCGGTTGCACACTTCCGTCAGCAGTTCCACTTCTTCTGTGAGAACTTGCTGTGGCAAAAGATACAGTTCATGTGCTGTAATTGGCTGAAAGTTCATGGAGTAATCATCTCCATGAATCCAAAGTCCATCGAACATGGGTCCATGCCTATGAACTCCTTCAGATGGTATTATCATATCAAAAATTATAATTGCATCTTGATAATTTAGATGCAGGATGATGTCATTCCTGAGATCTGCTTGCTGCATTGCTGCATACCTATACCTGGGTTGTTGGAGTGGTCCTAGGGTGTCCCTAAGAAGAACCTCAATACGAGCAAATCGGTCACCTGGTCCCCAGTTGCCTCCTGTGATTCTAACTAATAAAGTGTCTAAGTGTTGTACCTGTAAATTTGGATCTATCAAATGATATTCCTGTTGTAATAAAAGTACGTCCAGGTCACCATAACCAATTTGTGCTCGTGGCACTGGAGCCGCTGGGCCGGGCTGAGGTGGCGGTGGAGGGGGCTGCTGAGGAGCTCCACCAGCGCCAGCTGAACCGGAAGCCGAGGGCTGAGACATCTTTGACTGTGCCAAAGACCCCTAGGGTATAACCTTATGACTCACAACAATAAGGCACTTTTGGTTGTATTTCGAGCCCACCCAGGGACGCCAATTGTCGTGGACTCACCCTCTCAAAGGATCTTATAAATAAGTATTTTTATAATATGTCAGAGACTTAGTCTCCCCCTTATACTTATTTATTACTGCAAGACCCGAGAGGGAGAGGTTCCCTTGTCCTCAACCAGGAGGAATAAAGAGAGACAATAGTTAAATTGTGGTTCTCAAAATACAACCAATTTATTATTAATAGCAGAGCATCTAACAATTAATTATCCAAGCCTTACAATATAATGATAAAAATCTCTTACCAAGTCTGGAGACACCAATCTCACACTGGTCGCAGCCAGCTGAAGTGAGTGGGGGCCCGTACAATCTATTTGGGATCCTTATATACTAAAACATTAATACAATCATTGGAAATACAATTATCGGTACCAATACCATGTATGGATTTCCATTAGCAAAAGCTGGTAAACTCAACACCCCACACTACAAAGACTCGAACTCACATTTGCAGTGTGAATGTCAAGTGACTAATGGTCTAACTGGATTGCTAGCCTAGCTCCTAGTGATCTTGCTAGACCATTAATCCCTTAAGTACTATGGCAAATAACAATATGTAGCAAAGCTATATGTGGTAATACTGCAATTGCTGGCAAAAGGCTACACATCCACTTGAGTCATTCGAACTGCCAGAGTCAAGTGGGCTGCGTAACCCTCAACTAGGACTGTGCCAATATGCTACAGCACTAATCCCTTAATCCTCCTCACTTTCATTACTTTCAGGAGGAGGAGGTGGATAAGGAGTGGAAGGCCTGTGTCTGAGAGGAGGTGGTTCCTCCCAGTCTTCTTTTTCGGAGCAGGCTCCATCTAGTGGCGAAGCCGACATAGTGCTGTTGGAGGGACTAGGAGGCCTGGGGCTTTCAGGATCTGATACCCAGCCAAGGCCTCGGTGACGTGGTATTTCCCCGTCACTCTCATAATCATCCCTACATTCCTCCGGTATGATATGCAGAGGCAATGTCATACCTGGATCACCTGAGGTGAAGTGTTCAGGGTCGGCACAGTCCACTATGTCCTCATACACTTGTTCCCAGCCTTGTCCTGAAGACACCCACCTATTTCCTCTGGGATCCAGTACAACCCAGTCGGGGGGCAAGGCTGTATTAACCCAGAGCTGTATACCAGCTCTGTACTGGAAGGGATGAAGAGGGGCCAATACCAATTTGGAATTTACCATAGCTTCCAATTCCTGTGGTCTCACAGCACTAGATCTAAAGTAGCTAAAATTCCTAGTCAAGAGACCTTTTTCCCATGACA